TGCTGCTGAGAATTTAATATTATCGACAGATTCCCTATCTGAACCACCTGCTGCTGCTGAAACTGGACTAATTATAAATTCATTTATAGATTCCAATCCATCTGTAGTCACACTTGAACCCGCTATAAAATTGTTAGCTTTATTCGCATTATCACCACTTGTTATGACATATGAAACTATAACAACCGCACCATCAGGTAAACTTGCACCAACAGAATCATTACCAAAATATATCTGATAAAATCCTGCTTTATTTTCTTGTATGAAAAATGCTTTTGATGTTGATGTAATATCAAGAATTTCAGTAACTCTTTGATATGAATTTATTGATGTGCTTGATGATGATGGTTTGACAGACACCTTTAATGTTTGTATATCTATATTTGCATCTGGTAATGAGAAAACCTGTTTTGGATTTGTCGCTGCATTATAACTATAATTATAAGTGGTATAATTACCCTCATATATCTCAAGATTTTCAAAATAGAAAGAAGTATTTGATTTTGTTGCGATTGTATCTTCCAAAACTACAAAATTATAAGATTTACCATCTATTAAATTTGACATGAAAATGTAACCAGCAGGAAGTGTCAATGTATCTGCTGTATTCGATGATGAGTTGGCAGTAAAATTAATTGTAGCAACAGGACATGTCATTGAATAAGGTAAATAACCTAATGTTTTCGCATGAGATACTACAGAATCTCTTAATATTGCAGTATCTAAGAAAGATTCATTTGCAACCATGTTCAAATAATAAGCGTTATAATGTGTATTATAAGCTAGTATATCTAAAAGGACAGAAAGTCCAGAACCTTCAAAATCATAATCTGTAAATTCAGATTGTTGATTTAAAAAAGTTTTTAAATTTTGCTTGATTGTATCGAAATCAAGTTCTGTTATGCGTAAACGGTCAGCCATTTTATCTAATTCGTTCTAAGAAAAAGTTTATTGTTATTGGGTTTGGTAAATTCACAATATAAAATTCTAAAGTAACTCTATATCCATTTTCATCGGGTGCAGGAGTAGCTATCACTTTTGATACACTTACTCTGGGTTCAAAATTATCTATAGTCTCTGATATCTCACGTTCAATTTGTGCTCCATTAATATCATCGACATTTTCAAACAAAAGTCGTTTTACATTACTTCCCAAAACAGGATTAAAAGGTCTTTCATAGTGATTTGTCAGAACCAAATTTTTCACTGAATTGGTTATAGCATATTCATTTTTAAATTTATTGATATCTTTTTTTACTGGATGAACTTTAAAATTTAAGTCCAAATCAGAAAAAATTCTTGTTGTTTTAATATTTACGGTAGCCATGTTCTATTTATTCTTAATCTCCAACATAGACGTTAGGTGAACCACTTGCAGTTGCTGGCGCACAATGTGGACCACCAGGTATAGGACAAAGACCATCAGGTTCAGCATTATCTGGACTATGATTTACAACCATTTTTTGATTGATAAAAACGTTCTTACATGCAGCTATTAAATTACCACCACTATGAGTATTTGGGTCACCATTAACTGCAACTAAAAGACTATTTGCAAATACTGTTGATTGACCAACAACAACTGTTGATGCACCACAAATTCTAGAATCTGTATTTCTATGTATCTGTGCCATTATGGATTCAAATCTATTCTAGGCGCAATAAATGTCATCGTTCCACCTGATTGAACTGTATATGTTCCACCAACTTGCATATTCACATTACCATCAACATAAACAGTCACATCACCTTTTACATAGACTTTCTCATTACCAACAACGACGGTAAATTTATCTTTTTGTATTCTCTCCGCTCTATCACCAGCAGGACCCCATTCTATATAAGAACCAGACCTATGATACAAATGAACTCTTTCATTATCTTTCGTATCATCAAATTCCATCGCATGACCAGATTCTGATTCATATACATTATTATATGGATACTTTGCGTTATAGTATGGGTCTGGTTCAACTTTGCTTGCTTTTTTAGCTTTTTTCATCGAAACGATAGAATCATCGATACTCTCATTTCGGGCTAAACGTGAAGTTGTTGGTTCATCTAAACGTCTTGGGTATCCAGTTGCAGTTTCGTTTGGTTTTACTGGTGCAGCAGATAGTTCTGTTTCATTTCTCGGGTCATTATATGGTTGTTGATTATTAGCTTTTCTCAAAGGTATTTTTGGAAATATACCCATAATCACACGTTCTTGAGCATTTTCTCCGTCCATGAAGAAACCCATAACCATATCACCCTCTTTAATCGCATATGGATTTGGATTATTAATAGGTAATAAAGGCATAGCCCATGGTAATGATTCTGTCGGTGCTTGCATTTTGTTATCAGAATCCCATCCAACACAACGAACTCTGCAACGACCCATTTTTAGAGGGTCTTGACGACTCTCAACAACACCAGTCCACCATACAAAACCATCTTTACCAGCAAATTTTTGTTCTTTATCTGACATATTAATAATCTAACATTAGTCTGGTTTCTTCCAAACTGCTTGCTGGAATAAATGGGTTTTGTGTAGAAGTTGTTGCTACTTCAATAGCTGTTTCGTGTTTGTCAAAACCTATAACATGTCTTGATGCTAAAATAATATATTTACCCGACAAAGTTTCATCTTTTGAATTTATACCTTTGTTGTGTTTTGAAAAACTTGGTGCATTTATATAAACATTGAAACCTGAACTTAGCTGGAAATTACCAGGCATTAGAAGTTTCAATCTTCTCGACATTAAATTACCTATCAGTGATGCTCTCTGAAACATAAATGATTCATAATTTTCTTCTTTTGATAATGATGTGGGGTCATTATTTTTAATATAATTACTTAATTGTTTTGCGGCACCAAATACATTCATCATTTTTTTCGAATCGAATGCTTGAATATTTGTAACTCCATCTCGATTCTCTATTACAGAAACATTTGGGTTTTTATTTCCATGTTTCATATCTGCAAAGACATCGCCGTAACTTATATTCTTATTGGCTATCACACCCGTCATTGGGTCAAACCCTATAAATTTACCAGCATTTACACCATCACGAATTCTCTGATTTTCATCCACTTGTTCTACCATTTGCATCGCTCTTGCCATTTTCATTTCGTCTATGGGGTCAGCATCTTTTTGATTTTTTAAATCAAAAATAATGTCGAGAACTTGCTCTTGTGTCAATAATGTCGATAGTGATGCAAAATTATAACCTATAACATTTTGAAAAAATAAAAAGTTAGGTGAATTTTGTATATCGATTGACCTTTTTGTGCACCATTGAATGGCATCAATAGGTCTTAAATTAGGTATTACAATTTTTTTAATACCTTTTGTATTCTCATAAAGACCCTTATAATTATTTTTTGGTATTTTTAAATAGTTCTCAAGTATTCTTTTTACTATAGATGAGTATGTGCCTTCAAAAGATTGATTTATTTTTTGTTGGTCTGAAAACATTAATTCATCAGAAACAAAATGTAAAATATATTGTTCGTTGGTAAGATTTGTATTTTTTCTGTCAGATTGTTTATAAATTCTAAATGCTTTTTTGAATCTAGCAACAGGAAATTTTGCACTCTTTGATATCTCAATTAAAATTGATTCTGAACCATCAAACATTAATTTATTTGCAAGTCCTATAGAATCTGATATTAACAAATTTCCAGACATAACAGGAACAAGCATCGAATCAAATATATTCAACTCAATGAATAAGTTTGTTATGTCAATTTTACCAGATTTAGTAACTATAGATAATTCTATAATTTTAAAATCAGTAGCTTTTCTGAAAAAGTTCATAGAGAAATTACTCTTTTAAATTCTTCTTCGACTTGCGTAACAAATTCAGGTTTAAGTAAATTAATTTCTCTTTTTTCTTCATTCGTTTCAACTTCATAATCATAATATGTTTTTTTCTCTTTTGATGTTGTTACTGTAATTACATTACCGTCTTGTAATGTATATGTATTTGATGAACTCGCAACGTTTGCATATGTATTTGCATCAACTTCAATTTTTTCAGTAGTTATTGAACCTGTAGAAGAACCATCAGCAACAGATGTTTTAATAATTTTGTAATATGAATGTGTATTATTGACACTCATCGCCCATGCTAACCCAGTTTGGACTGTTGTATTTGCTGCACCATTTGCTGAATATTTTTTATCGACATAATCAATGAAACTATTGTAACTTAAAGGCCATTCGTATTGTGGGTCAATAATGTCATTGAACATCAAAACAATCCAATGTCTCTCAACGTCACCATAAAATTTATAAGCAATAATTTCTGGTGTATCACCTTCTCTTATTTGATATGGGTAAAACACAAGAGAATTATTTTTAAATTTTTGTTCAAAACCAAATCTTGCAATAATATTCGTTACTGTATCTAATCCATTAACACTCGTATTACCTGAGTAATATACGGAAGGATAATAATTGAAAAATTCTGCCATATTTTATCCGCCTAAAGTTTCCTCTCTTATTAAATCTTTATTAAAATCATCTTTTGTTAGATACTTTGTTTCTTGGAATTGTAATTGAACATTAATATGAACTGGCATACCTGTTCTACCATAAGTAGGAAAATTTTCTCCAGGAACTTCATATGTCTGAAATCCTTCAGGTGCATAGTTCACATCAATAGTTTTCAAAATACAATTTGAAGCTATTGGTGGTATATTTGGATTTTCACGTCCACCATAATAAAATTTTATATCAAATTCTGAAGGAGGAACTAGAAAACCACTAACCTTTATTTTCCCAGTTTCTATTACGGGTTTTGATGGCGCTTGATGATATCGTAATCTTTCAATTATTCTTTGGACTTCAAGAGCCTCTTTTTCACTTCTAGGGTAAAAATCAAAAGTAAATTGAAACGTTCTAAAATTTGGTCCACTATAAATCATTTCAAGCATTGGATTTGGAACAGCACCACCAGCAGAAAGTAGCGCAAGTTTTCCTGTATTTTTACTACCTAAAGCTGAAGCAACAGCTTCTCCACCTTTTTGGCCAACGGCGGCACCAACTGATGCTAAACCCGACCCAACGCCTTTCATAAGTGCTACCACTTTACTTTCATTTTTTGCTGCTTCTTTGTATTGTTCTAACGCAGCATCAATACCACCTGCAACTTTACCAGCAAGTTCACCGCCAATATTAGCATCTGCATAACCCTGACTATATTGATATAAAACTGTATCGGGCATATACAATGCAATCGCATCTTTCGTCAATCTTGTAGTTTTTCCTGAAAAAATAGACTCACCTTTTATTTTATTAATTGAATTGTCTATTAATCCTTTTGTTGCCTGAGAACTTCCATTAAACTGTCCGTTACCTAAAACGTTATCTAATGAGCTCCCCATACCAGAAACTGCATTTTTGAATGATTGAAATACATTGCTTATACCTGCACCAGAATTTATTTGATTTGCTATCTCATTACCATAACTTTTTAAATTATTTGTTAGATTTTGTATTGAGTTTCCAGAACCAGAACCTGAAAAAGATATTCCACCCCTATCTTGACCAAAGTCATTTGGATTTGTGGGTATATCATCTTTTTGTGATGCGTTTTTTATCGCACCACCAACACCAACTTGTTCTCTGATATAAAAAACTACATAATGACTCTTATCATAGTTTCCCAAATCGATTGGATAACGATAAGTAGACCTCTGAAAATCAGAACTAACCAGGTCTTTTAATGGTCCACTTCTGACCTCATTTTTATTGAATTTTATGTCTGAAAAACCAAAAAGAGCCATTTTGATTCCTAATAAGTTAGATAAGTATTATTTATGTCATATAAAGGTAGATTTACACCAAAATACCCTCAAAAATATAGAGGTAAAGTCAACGATATAGTATATCGCTCTAATTGGGAACTTAGAGTGATGAAGTGGTTGGATGAAAATTCCAGTATCATCTGGTGGTCATCCGAAGAACTAATTATTCGCTATAAGTCGCCAATAGACCAGAGAATACATAGATATTTTCCGGATTTCGTCATTCATACAAGAAAAAAAGACGGTAATGAGAAAACTATGGTTATAGAAATAAAACCATATAAACAAACTCAAAAACCAACACAAAAGCGTAAAACAAAAACATATTTAGAAGAAGCTAAAACATACATTGTCAATCAGGAAAAATGGAAAGCAGCCGATATATTTTGCCAAGAACATGGATGGCAATTTATTGTATTAAC